CATTCCAATTGCTTCTCTTACCACTACCACTTGTATCTATACCCATTGCTAAATATCTAAACGCATCGGCCGCATGAGATGCAAAGTCGTGCTTAGGTTTCTCAAGGTAAACGTTTAATTTCTCGTTGTATTCTCTTCTATAGTTTCTAAGACACTCTAAACCAAACTTAGTAGTCTCTTTATTAAACCAAACATTAGTAAGCATACGTCTTACAGCTTGAATACCATCTTCTACTGTGTGTTTTTGACATACTTCTATGTTAAGACCAGCATCTGTTAAGAACTCGTAACGACTCTTGCCTGTCTGTAGCTCTCTTACCATGACATCATGGGGGAGGATATGGGTATAGTCTCGATAGCCATTCGCATCTAGGTACGCAATGTACGTATCTAAACTTTTCCCATGGTCCTCATAAAAATCCATTATTCTAATTTCACCACCTATTGTTTCACATACCCAAATAGATGTTGAATCACTTATACCTAAATCCCATGCTGTGAACTTCTGTGTTGCTGACTCTGTAGGTATATCTCTTATATGATTTCTGTCTGTTATATCTTTTATTATTTCGCCGTAATAGCTACCAATAATAGGACTATCAAAGCTTACCTCAAATTCCTGTAGGTACTTAGACTCCCCCATAGCTTTCTCTGCATCTTTAAGCTCTTCTTCTGCTATAAGACCTGTCTCACTTGCTTTAAACTCTCTTAATGCCCAATTATCGTTAGAAGAATCATCTGCAAAGTCTCTAAGTTCTTTGAAGTGGTTAGCACCTTTAGGAGTTCCTATGAATAATGCCCACCCTAGTCGGTCTGAAAGAGCAGGTCGTAGCACTTCTGTAAACAAGCTAGGGTGAACATCACCGTACTCATCAACAACCACGCCATCAAGATAAATACCACGTATGCTATCAGGGTTATCAGCGCCATATAAGCTGATACGTCTGCCCATGAAGTCAACTCTTAACTCACTAACGTTAGCAGTACCACCAAGAGGGCGAGTGTAATCAACAAGATAATTCCATGCAATACGTTTGGCTTGGCCGTAAGTAGGCGCCACATATGCGAACTGAGGATTTTTCTTCTCACATTTAAGTGCTGAATGTATGAGCTGATTGATGGCTGCCACAGTTTTACCCATCCGTCTATGTGCGACTGCAACCGTCCACCTGTTTTCTTTGACAGCTTTGTGAATTTCTTTTTGAGGTTTTCTAGGCGCATAGCCTGTAGTAATTTCGTTCTCATTCCTCAATGCCTGTTTTAACGATGACCGTGATAGGTGCATCGCTATCTCCTGTAATCTCTTGACTTGCCTTACCGTCAATTCTATCCCCTAATTCTTTTATAGCGGATATATCACCATCTTCTGCTTTTCTAAATAATGCTTCTGCTACCTTGTGTAGACGTTTAGCATCTTCTTGTATGGCAAGTTTCTTTACAACTTTGCCCCAAGCTCTATTTTCTTTACTGCTGTTTTTATTTCCTACTGTTCCGCCCATTTTGTTTCCTAATATAAGTGGTGGGATTTAAACTGCCAGGAGAAAGGACAGTCCCACCGATTGTTCTATAAAGTTATAAGCTGTAGCTTGTACATCATACGAGCCATTAATGCACCACATTTGGTGCCATAACTTCCTATTGTTTTAAACTTTTGATTGTTCTTAATGTATGCAACATAAGGTCTAACTTTAGCTCTTGTTGAATAATGAACACCTATCCCTGCATTATTATGTTGATTAATAGACCTTGTTACTGCTCTCAAGTTCTCTATTCTATTATCATTGTTCTTTCTATTGATATGGTCTATCTCTAAACCTTCTGGTATTTTACCATGGTGCATCTCATATATGATTCTATGTGTAAGCTTATACTTACCATTAATACCCACTTGCTCAGAACCACCTTTCTTTACAGCTCCAGCTTTAGCACCTATTGGCGCTCTTGGGTTTCTATGCACTTTGTTATACAAAACACCATCTCTGTACTCAAATAAATCATTGTAATCCATAATTTTCTCCTTTAAAATTGGTGGGGATAAACCATCCCCTGGGTTTACTATCTGTTCATAATGTATAAAGTTACCTCGAACCCGAATCTAAGCTCAGTTGCTTCTGGTTTTGTCCACATAATGTTTATCCTTTTTAATCGTTAAAAAATAAACAAGTTCAGATAGGAGCTTTCGCAGACTATCCTTGATGTTCTCCACAGGAGCTTTAACCCCCTCTACTACCATAAGTATATCCGAAGTCTCACCCCTAAACCCCGGGGATTGCAAGGGGTTTGAACTGTAGGGTGTGTCAGCGACATTTAGACAACTTCACAGCTATTACCAGTACAGGCAAGTGTTTGTGATGCTTCTGTGTTATCGTCTTCTTCAAGTAACTCTGAGAACTCAATAACATCAGTAGGATGCTCTTTCATGAACTCTACATACTCGCTCTTAGAACATTCTTGATACGGTGCTTGTTGATATGTATGGTCTGAGTGTGGTAAGAAACTAATACCTGATATTTCATCAAAGTGTTTATATACCCATGCTCCAACTTCTAACCATTCATGCTCTCTAACGTTAATAGTTACGCTAGGTTTATGTTCGCACCAATATCTTTGGTATGTTAGCCACGTTTCAAGTTCTTCAAGAGCAGTCCTATCGTCTCGTGTAACGCTACCTCGAGGACTTTTAATAGGAAAGCTAAAGACTGCGGTGCTGTCAGGACGATATGCTTCATCTTCGACAGCCACACCTCTATCTTTAAGGAATTCATAAATAGAGTCTTTCTTATCAAGTCTAACAGTACGAATATAATAATTACTATGTCTACTATGAATACCACTAGCGGAGTCAACAAGCTGACTAACAGTACCACTAGGCTTAACACAGGTAATAGAAGCAGACTCTTGAACATCAAGAAGCTTGGCGTACTTCTTATTTGTTTTTCTCGCTTCATCTCTCATCTCCTCTAAAAATTTAGGGTCAGGATTTGACATCATTTTACTATCCATAATCCCTGTTAATGAAACACCTAACAATCTCTCTTCAGTTGTATTCTTATGCCATTCAGCAGATAAGAATTGAAACTTAGATAATGTAGATTGAAAAGTACCTAACACAGTTGCTAGTCTTACTTTCTCTAGCAATGTCTCTTTAGTATCTTCTGCTCTAATGACTACCTCCGTCAGATTACAAAATTGCTTATCACGCAAAATTATTTCCGAGCAAGGATTGGTGCCGTAGTTTAAAGAGTCATCACGTCTACCCCATTTAGCGGCCTGTTTCTGTGATGCTACTCTATTAAAGATACCTCTCTCACCTGATTTAGACTTTACTAACGATAGCCACTCTTCCATAAATACTTCCATGTCAGGCTTCTCTGTATAAGCTACGGAGTTATTAGCAAGACCTCTGTGTGGAAACTCATTATACCAAGCGCCTATTTTAGCTTCTCTCATTCGTTTGTCAGTAAGGTTAGATAGCGAGATAAGAGCTGAACGTCTAACACCACCTACTACGACAATCTCACCAATCATACAAGTGATGTCATGAACTTCTAATGATGTTAGCTTACGACCTCTAGCGTTAATGAATGTCTCAGTAACAAACTTAAACAATCTTTCTAATGGCTCTGGCCCTGATGCTCTACCACCAAATGTTTTAAGTCTAGCACCTGCTGGTCTAACACGAGAGTAATCAATGGTAGGTATATCCCCTTCCCAAAGACTAGATAGTAACTTCTTAAACGCTTTCGCCCACCCCAATTTGCTGTCGCCAACAACAATAGTATCAGGACAACTATTAATACTCTCTGGAATTGCTGGTAACTTGTCAATTTCTTGTCTTTCACAGCTAAAGCCTACTCCTGTACCGTTCATTAGAATGTATAAGCACTCAGAGAATGCTCTCTTGTTGTTCATAGCTAAATAGCTACAGTTATAAGCAGATATGTTATCACGCTCACAGGCTTCACCTGCTGTCATTAATAACCTCATACTTGGCATTACCTCTAAATTAAGCACAGCACTATGTATCTTGTCTATGTCTTTGCCTAGTTTAGGTTGATGTTTCTTTATAAAATCAGTCAGTCTCGTTACTGTTTCATCCCATGTCTCTCTTCTTTTTAAGTTAGGAATATACCTAGCGTAACGTGACACATGAATAAATTTTTGATAGTTTGATAAGTTCATTTAATCCTCCTTCTTGTTTTTGATTAAAGCAGACCATACTTCGTCTACTGTTTTAAAATTGCCTAATAATTTTTTATCATTAAAGGCCTGCCATAGATTTAGTTCTTTGTTAAAGAAAAACTGCCTCATGACAAGTCAAATTGATAAGATTTATAACGACCATTCTTCTCTTTTTTCCACCCTTCTACGATTAATACCCAATCTGCATCTCGTAAATGTGGGGTTGATTCATGGTCTTCTAGTTTTTTAATACGAGCATTCATATTAGAGTAACTAGTAACTTGAAGTAAGTGGGTCTCTCCAGTAATAGATATTCCTAAAATATCACCGATACCGAAGAGGTCTTGTCTTACTCTACCCCATGAGTTCCAATGCTCCACTACCTGAACTAACTTGTAGTCACCACTGTCTCTCATTCTTTTAAGTGTACGCTGTGTAGGGGATGTTTTAGCCATTACGCATCTCCCGTATCGTCAATGAATCTATCAGGGTCATTAGCTTTTGGCTTTGGTAACTCATTCCCATAATCATCTTCTTTAACGACTGGTGGTTTTTGTTTAACTGTTTCAAACTGCCCGTCATTAGGATGTCCAGCAAAGATAGAGTTCCATGCTTTTTCTAGCTCTTCATCACTAATGTTTTGTGGTCTACGTCCGCTACCTTTTCCCATTTTTTTCTTCCTCCTCTTTTTGTTGTAACCAAATTGCATCACCTATTGCATCTACATCCGGTTCATAAGTTTCTTTTGGTTCTGGTGGGTTCATATCTCTTTCATACATAATTTAATCCTCCTCTATAAATTTAGGTTTCTGAACTCCTACGAATCCGCAGGACTGTTTATCTGTTGGCTCAAAGTCAAATGATGAATCACTGTTATGACCAATAGGCATATATAAATAAGCTTCCTGTTGGCACATCATTATCTTAGCATCTGTGCAGTTGTCGTTATAATACTTCATAGCATGGTCGCAGTTGACAAAGTTACTAACGTAAACTAAATCATCATAACTGTCTGTATAACTAACAGCCATAACAAAACCACCTACACCTACCTTACTACCTTTTTCATCTGCTATTAACGCTGAAGCAAACACACCATAAAAAGCTATTATTAGTGCTACTACTACAAGTTGAATTATAGTAGTGTTAGTTATATTCTTTAGCTCTCTACGCCTTTTACGCTCTGCTTTTTGCTTTATTTTCCATATCTTTATTCTTTCTTGCTCTTTTTGATACTTCATAAAAGCCTTGTTCTTGTACCCTAAGTAGCTCATTTTATGTCCTCCAATTCTATTAAAAGTTTAACAGTGTGTATTGCCTTGTATAAGTCTTCTACACCTCCCTTGTCTTTATATCTGGTAATATACTTAATTGCATTACCTTGTAAATAGGATAGGTTGTTTCGCTCTGAATACACTGCTGGTTGTATTGCTAACTTACTATAATGGTCGCCACCTACCTGTTCTTTAAGTGGACTTTTTACTTCAAAATCAATCGATGTCATTTTACCCCCTTATTAATTTAGGAACAGTATTGTTCCAGTTAATGGCATGATGCCATCTCTTATGTGATTGACCCATCATTCTCAACTTAACGCTAGACGGGTTATATAACACAGAATAAAAACTCTTAGCCCATGTTGTTGCATCAAGATATATATCAGTTAAGCCACCTGAATTGCTTTGTGTTTGTTTTTGTTCAAGTCTTAATTGTGCAACTGTCATAAAAAACATACCAGTAAAACCTTGAGAACAATAAGCATTTACATCCTCATTAATTCTACCCATGAATTGAAATGGTCTATCTGTTGAACATAGAAAACTGTTCATTACTTTTCTTGATATTTTACCTGAGAGAAATGTCTTACTTAAACCACTACCCTCGCCACCTATAAAATCACCACCTTGTGCCATACACATAGATA